AGGACAAGCTTAGTCGCCTGTACACTAATGGTTAGACCTCTGTCATCTGTAAAAGTTGATATATCAATCAATGAATCTTCCAAAGACGTTTCGTTAAGATCTGCCATTGTTGTTGCCCTGTTAGCGGCTGAACCACCACCCGCAAGTGGGTGATCAGTAGCGATAAGACTCTTACCGTCTCCGCCTAAAAAGCTTGAAGAGAAAGCGTTGTTAAGTACGTCTGCACCCTTCACTTCTTTAGTGTTAGCCATAGATCGCGCTAACGCCTTAACATATCGCTTTCCTAAAGAATCGTAAAGTTGGTCTTCTACAGCTTCCTCAGTCAAAGCAAATGCTAAAGCTACAGTGTCGTGTGTATAACGAGCTGTAAAGCCTTCGCTTGCATTATCAAATACTACACCTGCACCTTCTGTTTTAGTTGGGGCAGAACCAAATCCTGTTATCAAAACCTCTTCCTCGAAAGCTCTCTGAGAATCTTCGATAGAGAAGATCTCTTCGTACTCTCGATCATACGAGTCATAGCTCATACCAAAAAGGCTATTGAGGCCAGGCTCTAACTCTTTAGCGAGTTGTGCTCTTGAAATTGCCATCTGTTAGCCTCCTTATGCTAATCCGGCGCCTTTAACGCCAAATACGTGATTTTGAATGACACAATAGACATTGGTGGAATCAGAAGAAACATCGTTGTTTTCTGGATCTTCACTTATGTCAATGACTTTAACAGCAAGACTAGTTCCTGTTGCGCCATCTGATACGTTAAGCTCCGCTCCAGAAATACCAGTTACGGTGCTTCCTGAGGTTGTGTAAACAATGTCGAAATTGCCGAATAAATCTGCGACAGGGAACGCGGCGTTACATTGAATTTCAAAAACGACCATAGGATCGTCAATTACAAATGCAATGATATCACTAGCGTTTGTTGACGCAGGGTAATGATTACTAAAAACTTGCTCTTTTGTTGTAGGATCAGTGAATTGGCATCCATTGAAAACTCCTACTATTGGGACTGTACCACCATCAGCGTGCACCTCGATACCACCGCCAGTTACCTGAGCAACCATGTCGCCTTGAAATATTGACGTTCCATAGTTTGCGGCTATACGATATCGGCTCTGACCTCCTGAGTAAGGCGCACCACCAATCATTTTGACTGGCTTCATCCCAAACGCGGCATCTTTATTAGCCATGTTGGACTCCTTATTGTTTTCCGAAAGTTACCTTTGTGTCTCTCTTCGGATCATACTTAACGTATCTGGAGTCGCCTCGTGTTTCATTAAACATTGTGTTATCCAATGCATCTTTTGCTTGCTCAGTTTTATCACTGTAGTAAGCGTTTCTCTCAGCGACCGTCTCGTTAGGTATTTTCGCGAGGAGTAGACCCTCATTATATACCACACCAGAGTGTCTGCCTTCGCTGTCCATAGTTGGTAGAGTTTGTCCCCATTCCGGTGGTAAGTCTTCTGCTCTTACAAGCTCCCAACCTTCCCTAATCCTTCGTGAGACGTTTGCTCTATCCTCCTGTCCTAGCATTGACTCCCTTATCCACCGATAGGTGTAACCAGGAGGTGCAGGTGGCGTATCAAGCTTTCGCACTGGTGACCACGGTTTTCGCCTTACTTGTTTATCGTGTTGTCGGCTTTCACGCGATGAACGTACTGAGTTTTCTGCCATTATCTTGCCTCTCTTTGAGCTATCTTTTGCTTCTCTTTTGCCACAACTTTCAGCCATTGTTCTTCTGACATATTATGCGGCTTAAGACCTCTAAGGCGCTCGACTTCGGACTTTGTAAACTTCACTCCGTTCGATTTGCCTCGTGTTTGTTGCCGACCACTTGTAGTGGTAGATGCGACTCTTTGCACGGCGGGTCGCCCTTCTTTTGCTTCGACATTTTCTCCTTCAGCGAGATTGTCCTCGCTTACCAGATTAGGATAAACTTTTTTCACGCGAGAATCTAGTGCTTCGTAATATTCTTCGCTATCAGGTTCAAAACCTTCGTTAATTAAATTGAAGTGCGTAAAATAGGCAAACTGTGTCGCTTGCGTATGCTCTTCATCTTCAGCATTACCGTACCAAGAATTTTTTGCGTGCCATTTTTTTGCTTGCTCTGTTGGCTGAACAGGTTGCTCTGGTTGTTGCTGTGGATGTTGTGCCAGCTGTTCTTGATATGGTTGATAATTTTCTTGCTGTTGCGGTTGCCTAGTTTTTGCAACCCTTAACTTTTCTTTCTGTATACTGATATCATTTTTGAGACTATCAGCCTTTGACATAAGATCAGCATCACCACTTTCTACGGCCTTACGGTAGATGTCATCGACCTGTGCGCTCTTTGACTTGAGAGCCTCCTCCTCTTTTGCCAATATTGCAGATGACTGTTGCTGAGAATAAGCTCTGTATTGTTGGAGCTCCTTCTCTTTTTCCATCGCAAGCCTTTCGAGTTGAGCCGCTCTTTCTTCTGCCGCCCTTGTTTTGGCATTAAGCTTGTTAATCCTTTTAGAAACGCCTTTAGTGTACTTTTCAAGTTCATCACCATCTCCCTCAGTGGATACTGCACTATCTTCAGTAACCTCTACCGCTATCTCTTCTTCTGGTGTTTTGTTTTCTGCTTCCTGCGCTGTATTTTCTATCATGCGAAACCTACTATATCTTCTGGATCTTTAATGGTTGCTATAACTTCGTCGTCATTGATGATACGACATTCACAGATTGACTCATCGCCTTCATCAAACATTTTAATTTTAAATCGTGCACCTGCGTATCTACCGATGGCGATATAATCACCTTCTTCACACCAGTGCTTACCACCATATTTTTCTTCTACGTTGTAACAAAGTGGCCCTTTTCGTATTACTTTTGCAACCACAGTTGCTAGAGCTTCTCTATCCAAAGTTTCTTTTGTAAGCTCTATGCCACCTTTGGTTTTGCTTTTCATCGTATAAGGTAAAACTAAAATGCGCCAACCTGTTGGTTGTGGTAAATAGTCTACCGCTGATTCTTCTGTCACTGCGAGTTCCTTTTGTAATAGTCTTTCATAGTTTGTTCTATATATAATAAACTATTTAGCTCGCCTTGCAAATATTTATAATGTTCGACATCTTTTAACATACCGTTCATCAACGTATTTTTGATAAGTTCACGTCGATCCTCGATATTTTTCTTTATCGTTTCCGCTAAATCTAAATCTTCCATCAAACAAGCTCGTGGTAACCAAGTCCTTTAGTTGCCGCACCACCGCCACGCACAGTTTTTTTCACGCGCTTGTATACCGCGCCACCGGCTTTCATACTTTGCGCTTTATTTAGAGCGATTGCTACCGCTTGCTTTTGGTTTCGGCCCTCTTTTTTTAACTTGCTTATGTTTTTGTTTATCGTTTTTTGGCTTTTGCCTTTTTGTAGTGGCATCTGTCTTCTCCTTCACTGGTTTTGGTTTAGGTGTCTCCTTTACTTCTGGATCAGGTAAGTCCTCTCCAGTTTCAATCTTGTGCATTTTGCGAGCGATTCTATCCATGTTTGCTTGATGAGCCGCTTCTTTTTCTTTACGCTCTTTGTCAGCCGCTACTGCTTCTAACTCTCTTTCTAGTTTTTTCTGAGCACGTAACTGCTTGATTGCATCTAACTTATATGATGTTGTCATCGTTGACCTCCAAATTTAGCTTGCATTTCTGATAGCTTAATGTCCGCTTGTTGCTGTAAACGTGCAATCGCCAAATCAAGTTTGTCATCAGCGACTTGCTTTGTCGTAGCAATTCTTTGTTTAGCTATCTCGTTCTCTAACAATTGACCCTCGCGTCGTGTATTTTCGCGCTCGTCAAATTGTCTATTATCTTCATCTAGCTCTGCTTTACGCAGTTCTAATTCTTGTTGCCTTATCTGCACTAAAGGATCTTCATCAGTGCCTTGACCAATAGATAACAACAAATCTTGTGTTAGCTGTGCAAGTATAGGTGCTGATATCTTATCGCTAATCATTTGCAACTCTTGCATCATTGGTTGTATCGACTGGGGATCTGCCTGTCCAGAGTCTACAGCTTGTTGCAGTTGTGACATTTGTTGCATAACCTCTGGCGGCATTTGTTGTTGCGCTAACTCGCTCGCTAGGAACTGTAAGTGTTGCATCATGTGCGACATGATACTACCTTGTAATGCAGGGTTTTGTTTTACTACATCTGTCAGAAACAAAGATCTGTGAGCGTCAACATGAGCTTGATGATTCTGTGGCGCAAACGCTATTGCAGGTTGTCCCATCAACAAATCACTGTTTTCTAAACCTGCATCTACCGGAGGGGGTGGCGGCGGAGGAGGTGGTGGGGGTTGCAGAAGAGATTCCACATTGTCAACTCCAAGCGCCGCGTACATTCTTGTATAAGCCTCATAAATACCTTGCGGACCATGTATTTCTGGATTTGATTGCACCATCGCTAACAACTCTTGTGCCATCGTAATTCTTTGAGACTGGGAAAAAATATTTGGATCTGATACCGGTACGATATCAACTCGTGCATCAAAGTCTGCGCCTTTGATTTCTTGTGGCCCGCTGCCCGTCATGTACGGATAGCTAGGCGGTAAAAACTCTCCAAATACTTTTGCTAATAAGTTGAATTCTAATTTTTGTGAATAATGCAAACGCTTATGGATTGCTGACATCACTTTAGTTCCGCGCTCTAGTAACGCAACTGTCGTGCCTACAGGCATCGCTTGATTGACATCTCCCACGTTTGTATCAGCGATAGATGCAAATCTTTTGCCGGCATCAACCATCAAGCCAAGTAAATTCATCAATACGTTTGATGGTTCCTTGATAGGCAAGGGTATTAAGTTTTCTCTGAGAGATGCACCTGTCGTGTCTATGTCTCTAAACTCACCAGGCTGCAGAGGATCATCCTCATCTCTGATTCTCATGCCGCGTGCTTTGAATCCTGCAGGCAAGTTGGCTAGGGTGCCGGCATCGATAAGTTGTCTCAAAATACTGGTGCTTGCTTTCGCTAATCCACCTATCATATGAGATAGACCTAACCCATAAAAACCTAACCCAGGTAAAAACTTATACTGAACAAAATAGTTAATCTTTTGTTTGAGTAAATCGTTTTCTGCATAGTTTCTACGAATAGATAAAACTTTTTGTGATGGCTCATCTATGGTGATGATGTAAGGAAGTTTCAGTCCCGTGTTTTCTCCTCCTGCATCAACATCTTCAAAACCTGGTAAATCTAATATCGTGTGTACTTCATAGACCGTATGATCTCTATCTTCTTTGTAAGATGGATGCATACCCTCAATGTCGTCAATTTCTTCTTCTATCTCATCACGAGTGTAAGACATGTTGCCGCCTTTCAACTCGATATCCGCATAGAAGCCTGCAAGTTGTTGTTTTCTAATCTCATTTTTTGACATCGAGAGAACATGAGTAACACGTTCAGCAGTAAAAATATCTGTTGCCTCGTAAGGAACTATTAAATCTTGCGGCTCAATAAATTTAGACATAGCCTTATTTAACGCAGTGTCAAAGTAGACTTTTTTAAATGCTGATCCGGCTAACGGTAGATAAAACAACAACATATCTAACTCTGGATCATATTCCTCCATGACATTCATAATGTAAAAGTTCATAAACTCTTGAACACGATCTGCTTGCGCTTCTGTGTCTGGCGTGCGCGCACCCACTATTTCTGTCTTTACTGGCCCTTTCGGTGGTAATAATTCTTTGTACGCTTGTGCTTGAAATTGTGTAACAGCCTCTGCAAGTATAGGGTGTATTACACCTGTTGATCCTTGAAATGGGCTTGAGCGTGTTTCATCAAACTTCATGCCTAAATACTTTAATCCATCTGTGTAAGTTTTTTCCCACTCGGATCTAGACTCTTTATCCGCTTTGATAGCGCTCAACACATCAGATGCTAAGGCAGAGAGTTCACCATCATCGACTTGATCAACTAAGTTTGCATCAAAACTAATGTCTGGTGTTGATGCCTCGTCTGCTTCATCATCAATTAAGATGCTTTCTTCCATAACCAATATTTCTGCCGCATCTCGTATTTGATCCGCACGACTTGGCTCAGGTATTACTTCTACCTCTGAGCCCATTGGCATAACGTCAGGATTGTCTGCCGTTCCTAATTTTTGTTCTTTTCTCTCTATGACCATCAGTAGTACACCATCCTATTCCGTTGTAGCGGTTTTATCTCGGTGACGTAATCATTATCCAAAGATAAAAAACCACCCTGTCTAAATCGCATCAATGCCATCGTTGAACTATCGCAATAGTCATCGTGATCTCCGTACGGAAATGATGCCATCTCCTCGACTACCTCATCAGCAAAATCCTCATCTGGACACCATACCATACCGCTCTCAAAAATGGGAGCCACAGAGTTCATGCGAGCAATTTTATCTTGTCCCCTCGATGGCGTATAAGCAGTGACAGGGATGCCCATACGTCTTAATTCTTGCGTTAGAGGGGTGCCTGATGCCTTTGCTTCGATTAAGATACAATCTGGCTCCCAATATTTGTATTCTTCCCATGCTAGTTTTTTTAGCTCAGGAAAGTCAAGACGCACACGCTTTGCATCTAGCAATATTATTTGTTCTTGATCTAGATACTCAAACACAGCCCATGTTGTA